ACGCGCGGATTCACGCACCAGCTTGTCCGCCAGCGGACGGCCGTCTACGTCCAGGAGAGCCTACGGTTCGCGGTCAAGGACGGCGAGAACTTCGAGGTCACCGTACCGCCCAGCCTGTCCGGGCTGAGAGAGGACGATCCGCGGAGCGTCGTATACACCGATACCGTTACCGAGATTGGCCTAGCATACCAGAGGCTGATCAACGCCGGTATCCCGGCCGAGGACGCACGCTTCATCATCCCCACCGGCATTCTGACTCGCGTTCACTACAAGACCAATCTCCGCAACCTCGCCGAGCACGCCGGTAACCGGCTGTGCACCCAGGCTCAGTTCGAGTGGCGTCTGGTCTGGGCCAAGATGATCAAGGCCGTTCGGGACAGGCCATTCGCGCTACGATTCGGCGAGGCAGAGCAGGACGCCTGGCAGTATGAGACCATCGCCGATATGTTCCGGCCGATATGCTTCTACACTGGCAAGTGCGAGTTCATGGGTGAGCATGACCGATACTGCTCAATCCGAGATCGCATGAACGCGAAGGAATACGACAAGGTGGCCTCGCACGAATGGCTTGCCGATCCTGCTGCCGCGCGTAGGCCGAGTGAATAGCGTGGCCCGATATGACCGACTGGGCCGGGAGGGGATTCCAGATGGCCGTAGCACAGCCTAGAGATATGGCCAAGGAAGAGGACGAGGAGACACCGGCTCGAGACTTCCTCCGGGAGATGGGGATCGAGCAGCCTACTCCGGATGCCATAGGACAGCTGATGGAGGTATTCGTACCGTGCCTGCGCATCATGTGCGAGCGCGGGTATGACCCAACCGGTGCCTCCTGGCGTAGCGGCGGATGGCGCTCCCAGCTAGTAGACATCCGTAAGAAGTTCACCAGGCTGTGGTTCCACGCCTGGATCAAGGGTCGGTTCGTAAAGGACCATCCTATCGACATGATCAATTACCTGGGGTATTTCATACGCCTAGAGATGAAGGGCGAGCCCTGGGGAGATTGGGGAGAGCCGGAGTAATGGACCTAACAGAGATCAGCGAGATCAACAGAGCACGCACTCGGCGCTGGCATGACGGTGGGGGCGAATGGTACGCCTCCGACTGGAGCAATTCGCTATCCGGTGAGGCCGGGGAGCTAGTAGAGGCACTGATTGACGCACTCGGATTCGAGGGCCGGGTTGGTGCGCTCTGCAATACCGTCAAGAAGATACGGCGTCACGAGACGCACGTCGACCGAATCGCCACCGGGAAGTCCTACAACACTCCGCCACTCGGGGAGCTTTCGCAGCAGGTCCAGGATGAGATAGCCGACGTATTCCTGTACCTAGACCTGCTGGCCTATCACTTCGGCCTGAATCTTGAGGATTGCATATTCCCGAAGTTCAACCGGGTAAGTGAGGCCCAGGGATTCCCGGAGCGTCTGGCCAACGACCTAGACGAGCTTCCGAAGGTTCAGTTCCTGCCGGGCAGCCGGGAGGCTGCTATCGCCCTGGGTACCACCTACTGGACCGACGGCCAGGGAAACGTCCACTGGCTAGAGGAGACCAAGGGTGTCTAGGCCGGGCTGGGACGAGTGGGGCATGGCCATAGCTGTGGCCGTAGCCACACGTGGGGACTGTACCCGGCGACAGGTAGGAGCCGTGATACTGAGCGAGCGTCATGACGTCATCAGTATCGGATACAACGGGACGGCTCCCGGTAGGCTCGGATGCCTGGACGGTGGGTGCCCACGCGGGCAGTTCAGTCTTGAGGCCATTCCCGACGGTGGTGATTACGACACGCCCGGCACAGACAGCTATTGCATCGCCACCCACGCTGAGATGAATGCGCTCGTCCGGGCGGATCACGAGCGACTCCGCGGAGCAACAATGTACATTACCCTCTCACCGTGTAACGGCTGTACTAAGATCATCAGCAATACCCCGCTACACAAGATCATCTGGCTGCACCCAGACGGTAACCTGATTACCAAGCTGATCTAAGGAGCCCAAGTGAGGACATTCACCTGTTACCGCCCGTCACCTCCGCCCGAGTACTACAAGATGGGTGCCGCCAATGCGCCCGATCAGCCGCAGTTCCAGGGTGTCATCTTCGACGATGGTACCGTGGTGCTGCGCTGGATGACCCTACACAAGTCACACTCGGTATGGGACAGCTGGACTAGCATGGCAATGGTCCACGGCCATCCCGAGTACGGCACCTATTTCCATTTCGACGACGAGCTTGACGAGCCTGCGCTAGAGGGCTGACCGGTGCCCGAGTTCGTAAGCCTCCATCACCACTCTACGTATTCCTTCATGGATGGCTACGGCACGCCCGACGAGCACGTAGCCCGGGCAGCTGAACTGGGGTACGGCGCGATGGCGCTAACCGAGCACGGCAACGTCAGTTCTCACTTCCGATTTGAGGCCGCAGCGGGCAAGTCTGACATCAAGCCCATCTTCGGCCTAGAGGCTTACACGGCGTCAACCTTTACCGCTAAACAGCAGACCAAATGGCACCTTACGCTCCTGGCCATGGACACGCCCGGCTACGTCAATCTCAACCGGGCGGTCACCCAGAGCTACCGGGATTTCTATTACCAGCCTACGCTCCTAGGCGACAACCTAGCCGAGCACTCCGATGGCCTGATATGCCTATCCGGCTGTAATGGCTCCCTGCTGGCCTGTACGCTCATCGGCGGTAAGGGGATACCCGAGCCGCCCAGGCCTGACCTGAGGGCAGCTCAGCGTGTGGCAGAGCGATTTGCAGACCTGTTCGGGGACCGCTACTATCTCGAGGTTCAGTGCTTCCCTGAGCTCGAGAAATCGCAGGTCATCAACCGGGCGTATGAGAAGATCAGCGCCGCAACCGGCATCCCGCTCGTCGCCACGCTGGACGTTCACTACCCGCAGCCTACCGACAATGATATGCAGCTGCTTCTCCACGCCATCGGCCGTGGGCACCATACCGTGGACGATGCCGCGCGGGAGTGGAACTACGACGTCCTCCTGACGCTACCCGAGTCCGACGATGACATCTACCGCAAGCTGATAGATACCGGGCTCAGCCGGGGTGCCGCTCGAGACGCTATGGCCACTACAGCCGATATAGCCGGTCGATGTAACGTGACCCTACCCAAAGCTGACCGGCTACGGTTCCCCTGTCCTAAGGACATTACCGCCACAGACCTGATATGGCAGTGGCTCAGAGAGGGCTGGGCCTACCGGGGCATCGGAGGACGCCCGCGCGCTGAGCAGGACTGGTACGCCGACCGAGTCAAGTATGAGATGAAGCTGGTTGAGGAGAAGGACTTCATTGACTTCTTCCTAGCCACCTCCGACGTAGTGAAGTGGGCGAAGGACAATGGAATTCCAGTCGGCCCTGGGCGCGGTAGTGCAGCTGCGAGTGTGGTATGCTGGCTGCTTCGAATCACGGAGATCGACCCGCATCGATATCAGGGTATGCTCTTCGAGCGCTTCATGGACGTCAATCGGGCTGATCCGCCTGATATTGACCTCGATTTCTCTGATGAGCGCCGACATGAGATCCGGGGATATCTGGAGGACAAATATGGCCCTGACTGCGTCGGAACAATTGCTACATTTGTACGATATCGTGGAAAGAACTCTCTGGTAGATACCGCACGGGTCAACGAGGTACCGCATGGTGCCCAGCAGACCGTCAAGAACCTGCTCATCGAGCGGTCGGGCGGTGACAGCCGGGCATCGGAGACCCTAGGCGATACCGTTCAGGCGTTCCCCAACGCGGCTGCCGTGTTCGACGCCTACCCGGTGCTGTGGCAGGCTACCCGGCTTGAAGGCCAGGTGAAGGGTCTGTCTATCCACGCGGCCGGTCAGGTGGTGGCCAACTCTAACCTGACCGATATCTGTGCGGTGTATGAGCGCGAGGGCCGACAGGTACTGAGCGTTGACAAGTACGACACCGAGTACGCCGGTATGCTCAAGATGGACTTCCTGGGCCTTACCACAATGGGCATGATTCAGCTATGCCTAGACATGACCGATCTCACCCTGGAGGATCTATATGGGGTTCCTGATACTGATCAACACACACTTGAGGTGTTCAAGACTGGAGATGTCATTGGGATCTTCCAGTTTGAGGGTCGAGCAACAAGGGTTGTCAATCGGGACGTCCGGCCAGATAGCTTCGCGGAGGTGGCAGACGTCAATGCGCTTTCCCGGCCCGGTCCCCTCTTCTCCGGTACGACTGCTGAATACTGCGACGTCAAGTGGGGCCGTCGAGAGGCTGAACACTACCATGCGATTGTTGATGACGTCACGCGTGACACCTACGGGCAGATCATCTACCAAGAGCAGATCCTCCGGATCCTCAAAGAGATCGGAGGATTCGACTGGTTCTCGGTAGGCCAGATCCGCCGCATCATCTCGAAGAAGCTCGGCGAGGCCGCATTCCAGATGAGCTATAACCAGTTCGAGAAAGGAGCGCTGGAGCTACACGGAATTGACAATGCCCTGGCGCTCCGAATCTGGAAGAAGATCGTCACCAGCGGTACCTACTCCTTCAACATCGCGCACGCCATCAGCTACAGCATGCTGGCATGGTGGTGCGCCTATCTGAAGAGCCACCACCCTCGCGAGTTCTACGCCGCATGCCTCGCCAAGTCTGAGCCCGGCTCCGACTCGGAGTTCAAGCTGATGACTGACGCTGTCCGACACGGCATCAAGATCAAGCCTCCTAGCCTGACCGAGTCCGGCGTGACATGGGCTCCAGCTGTGGCTAGGAACACACCTGCCGTGCTGGCAGGCTTCACCGTGGTACCCGGTATAGGGTCGCGGATCGCCGAGGCTATAGTCCGACAGAGAGCCGAGACACCGTTCAGCAGCTGGAAGGACCTGACAAAGACGCCCGGCATCGCCAGCAAGAAGGCAGCTACCATCCAGGCATTCTGCATGATGCGTGACCCGTTCAACCTGACGCGGACGCGCGACACGCTCCTCAGGGTCTGGGACGCCATCAAGGCCGGGCAGATCAGCTGCCCGCTACCTACCCACAACGGTGAGCACGTAGCCGATATCGAGGTCCCATGGGGCAGCCGTCACAAGGAGTGGCTCAAGGGTGAGCTAGTCATATTCGCCGGTATCGTCAAGGCCAGAAACTACCAGGACACGATTGAGAACATCCACTCCCGTACCGGCGATGACCTAGATGCGATCCGCAAAAGGCTCAAGCAGCCCGACCTCGTAACGTCCTGCGTCCTTCAGTGCTACGACGCTACCATGGAAGAGGTCTACCTACGGATCAACCGTTTCGCCTACCCGCGCTGGAGGCGTACCCTAGAGTCGATCACCGTAGGGCATGACGTCATAATAGGAGTGGGACACAAGACCTCAGGCTTCGGCAACAGCCTGGCAATTGAGAAGATGTACGTGATTGACCCTGAGGAATGAGGGAAGGCAATGGGCTTCGGAGATAACCAGACAATCCAGAAAGCCAGACACCAGAGGGTGACTAGGGAAGAGCGCGGCGGACACGACGCTCTACACCTGTTCCCGGAGAACAGCCAGTACCACCGTGGCTACCTGAAGTGCTGCTGGTGCATGTGCCCACGCTGCTGGCAGCCCTACGGGCATAGCCCGAAAGGCCCAATCGGCCGCTGTGTCTGTCACGATTGCCCCTGCGGCGGAACGATGGTGCTGTGATGGCTACGGAGATGGATTGGTACGTCGCGCTGTGCGAGGATTGCGAGCCTCCGCTCCCCCAGCCGTTCCGCAAGCAGGGTGAGCGCGATGACTGGGCCGACAAACACCGGACAGCTACCGGCCACATGGTGACCCAGTACGCTACAAGTCAGCCTGCATATACGAACATGATCAGCCGTACCGGCGATGGGCCGGACCCACTAGTTCGGGAGCCTAAGAAATGACCACCGTGACAGAGAAGCAGCTTGTCGCCGCAGCGAGCAGAATGCCATCCGAGCACTTCCGGCTGCACATGATCCGCCGGCACGGCGTAGAGATCGGCGAGCAGAACTTCACGTTCGACGTCGAGCAGCCTTACCGCGCGCTCCATCGCAGGCAGCACCGTCTGCTGCCCCACCTGACTCACGAGCATAGCCCGGAGCCTCCGGAGGCGGAGATGGAATTCGCGCTGGAGTGCATGAAGGAGAATAGGCTCCGAGGCTGGCGCCAGATAGCCGGGGCACACGGAGTGGTCTGCTTCTGCGATGACGGATCATACGGCGTTCGCCTGAAGAGTGGAGAAATTCGGTACTACACGGAGATAGACCGTGTGGCCCGTATCCTGATGAAAGGGAGATTTGTTCGATGACTACCCCTGGCCTGCCGAACGAGTTCGACGTTCACCCGTCCTTCCGACTCGGGTGGCAGGGCCCAACCCGGAAGCGTGTCCTGGCGATGAGCAATTACTTCGCTGCGCCAGAGGTCATCACCGTCATTCCGCCCACCGCTGACTTCATGTCCGAGGTCGGCACCTGGTGCGGTGAGACCAACAAGAGGTTCGGTACCTGTGGGCCAAACATGGTCGCCAACCTACTGACGATGACATTCGCCTATGCACTCGACGAGCAGGTGACGATATCCGATGATGCGATTTACGACCTCTACCGGCGCTCCGGCAACCCGAGCTTCAACCCGGCGACGGGCCAGGATGACAATGGCGTCGACAACGCAGTGCTGTTCGGTGCCTGCCTGGCTGGCGGCGCTTCTGATGCGGGAATTGATATCACCCGATCGAACGGATCCGTCGAAAGACACACCGTTGCTGCCTACGGAAAGCTGACCGGGCAGGGCCCAACACTCGTCCAGCAACTGCGCATCGCTACGGCGCTATTCGGCGGTGCGTGCATCTCCGTCATGCTCCAGATCGCGCAACAGCAGCAGACCGTAGCCAATCCCCCGACGTGGACCAACATCCCGTCCAGCCCGGACTGGGGTGGCCACGACATCTTCGGCGGACGGTATACCGGCCAGCAGGGTGCCGACGAGCACGTCATCAGCTGGCTCGTCGATGTCGGAGTGGCGGATGGCTACATCCGCGCCAGGGCACAGGAGCTATTCGTCGCCATTCCGACCATCGCCCTGAAGTACAAGCCGGTGGCCGACAACGTTGACTGGGCCGCGCTCAGCAATGACTTCCGTCTCATCACCGGGCGTACGATCAACCTGTCTGGACTGTAATGACCGTATTCGGATCCGATGGCGTAAGTCCCGCTATAGTGTGGATCGCTAAGCCACCCCGATGCCCCACGCACGGGCAGATGTCCCCAAGGGACGGAAAGTGGATATGCCACGGATATGACGGCGAGGGATGCGACCACGTCGTCGAGGAGTGGCTGAAATGGTATCCGATAGGCGTAACCGTAGACTTCTATCACGAACCGTAAGGAAGCCCCATGTTCTTCAGAGAGCTAGCTCGCATGACAGTCCTCGTCACCGCCACATCGGCGGTAGGGCTGGCGATGCCGGTCACCCCGGCTCATGCCGAGCCAACCACCTGTACCCACTTCATCGCCTACGATGACGGAGGACAGGCCTTCAGCCTACCGGCCGGAGCGAAGATCTTCTCCGGCGAGTACATGCTTCAGGTGCCGGTCAGCCAGGCGTGGAAGTTCTGCTATCCGCTCAGCGCTTCCGGCGATCACCTGATACGGCTGAAGGCCGACCAGTCATTCTGCGTCTCGGGAAGCAAGCACCTGGCGCGCATCTACAAGTGCTCCACGACCAGCAATAACCAGCAGTGGTCATGGAACGTCCACCACAAACCGTACTATCATAGGTTCCGCAATACCAACGGCGTCATGTGCGTGGCCAACGGCAACGATTCCGCCGACGTAGTGGAATCGTGCCCGGGTAAGGCCAGCCACTGGGGAACAGGATAGGAGGTGAAGAGATGAAGGACGACGATATCAAGAAGCTCATCAAGGAAGAGGGCGACAAGATCCCGGTCAAGCCTGCACTGGGCAAGATCAGGCAGCAGACCGAGAACAAGAGCCCGAAGGACACCGACGAGAAACAGGGCGACAAGAGATGACCCGCCGACAGGTAACGACAATCGAGCCACTCCGCGCCAGGGCCGGGCACAGGCTGTACCCGATCAATGCCAAAAGCGACTGCCCGGTGCACGCCTACTGCGCATATGACGGCTCCGAGCCTGACCGATGCGCTATGTGCCATGCCAGCATCGAGGTGGGCTGCGAGCACACCTGGGCGGGCATGCCCGGTGGCTCACGCCCGGCTGGCTGCCGTGCCTGTGGCGAGATCTTCTCCAGCAACTCAGCCTTTGATCAGCATCGCCGGCATTTCGAGTGCCGTGACCCTAGCGAATCTGGTCTCGTACTCGTCCAGCGCGGTGAATATGACATATGGGCTATTCCCGGCAGCCGTCCGGACGTAGCCTAGAGGCGGAGCGAGATCGGGGCAGCCACCCCGAGAACTGGAGGGAGCCTAGACGATAGCCATTACCCTGCGCTTTGAGGCTTCCTTGATAGGACCTCACATAATCCAGGAGCCCAGTTCGGTTGCTACGGAGGCTGCCGGGCTGGGCTTCTAGCGTGTTCAGGGCTCGGACCCAGCCCTTACCCCTAGGGGAGCCCTATTCCTCCGTCATTTCTCAGTACCCGGGACATGCCGGGGACTGATTTAGCTGTTCGGAATACCGGCCCGGTAGCTTCGGAGTAGCGTTCCGCAGCAAGGCTCTGACCGCGCGCTGTATGCGCCTGTAGGAGCGAACTACTGCATTGGGAAGGTAATGGCGCGACACGCAAAGCAGAACAGCAAGATGGCACTGGCCGGTGCAGCCGCAATTCTGGCACTGCTGCTCGTCACAGTCCTATCGGCAGTGAGCAATGCAAGTCCCCAGACCCCACAGAGAGCGAAGGTAAGACAGTTCACTCCGGTCACCGTCATCGACGACGCGAAGCCGCACCCCAGGTTCCCGGCTGCTAAGGCCGTGCCCCTGACTGTCACGGTCAGGCATGGGGATACCCTGAGCAAGATCGCACATCGGGTCCTCGGCAGTACCCGCAAGTGGCCCGTCCTCTGGTACGCCAACCGGCACCGGGTACACAACCCGAATCTGATCACGGCCGGCGAGACGCTCCGAGTCAGCTACCAGAGGCAGAGCCCTAGGATGGTCCATATGGCCCTAGCTGCCATACCCAGGCCTAAGCCTGCCCCAGTTCGCGTTCGCCATGCAGCTGTCGTCCAGGCCACATACAGCGCACCTGCCGCCGCTACCTACTCCGGCGGCTCGGGCTGCCAGGCGAAGATCATCGCGGACGAGAGCGGTGGCAACCCGCGCGCCGTCAACCCGACTAGCGGTGCCGGAGGCCTGTACCAGTTCCTGCCAAGCACGTGGGCCGCGCTCGGACACTCAGGGCTACCGCAGTACGCCTCGGTGGCCGAGCAGAATCAGGCGTACTATCAGCAGGTGGCAGAATCCGGGTACTCGGCCTGGGCAGCTAGCGGAGGCTGTTAGCTGACATGGCGCTGCCCCGGTCCGGCAGATGGTGGGTGGACCGGGGCAGCAGTCTGTTCAGGCTCCTCCGTTGCCCTTGCTCTGTGCAGCCATGTACTTGATCTGCTCGATCTCCTCGTCGGAGAATGGCAGCACCAGCCCACTACCGAGATCGGGCCGACTGGTGTGCTTGGCGAAGTACGCCGCAATTCCGCCGACGATTGTGCCGATAACAATCGGCAGCTGTAGCTGATAGTCCAGTGGGATCTTGTCCCGCAGTGTTGGCGACACCGCGAACGCGAGCCCTATGAAGTAGCCGATAATGGCATTCGTGCCGAGACCAGCGACTGGCTTGGTCTCTATCGGCGTTCCCTTTACCTTGATTGGCATGACTCCCCTTTCGTGGGCTTCCTATGAGCACCCTGGACCGGAAAGGGAAGCCCTGCTGGCCGGTCCAGGGTGCCGATCATGGGTTACGGCCTGAGGACCCAGAGCTTGGCACCCTTGCCGATTGCTGTATGAGAGCTGGTCTCAGGGTCACCGAGAACAAGGTTGACCCAGTCGCCAAGAATGCCGTCTCCGCCCGGCGGATCCCAGCTGCCGTTGTTCTTCTCGACGGTCATCCGCAGAACCTGGGCCGGACGCATCTGCGTGCTCGCCGGCAGCTGGGGATTGAGGGCACGTAGGACGCCTGCCAGGCTCTGGTTACCGTCAGTGGTATACCAGTTCCATGTCGGGCCGGGAGCAGGCTTCGGGTCTCCCTTTGGCCGGGGATGCTGGCCGAAGTCTGCCATGACCGACTCATCGAAGTCGACGCTACCTCCGCCCAGGTTGCCGATAAGACCCTGCCGCAGCCCGGCTCGCTTGTCGTACAGGAACGTGCCCGGCAGGGTACGCCCGGCCACCTTGGTGACGAGCACAGCGTTGCTCGGGAGTCCGGCTGCCGCTAGGTCAGCATCGGCTGGAGCGGAGTGGGTGGGCTCCTGATCGAATTGCGTTTCGTACGTGTACGGATTTCCGACCGCATTCCGGAGTGGCTCAGCACCGGACTCCGCGAACTCCGCAGCATTGAATGCACCGGCCGATGAGAATCGCGACCAGGCAAAGGTCTGCACCGCATGGGCGCACTTGCCGGCGTTCAGTGCCCGCGCCACCGGGTAATACCCGCCATATAGGCCGGTACGCTCACGCCCGATGACTGACGCCGCACCGTCAAGGTAGGCGTTGATGGCTGCCTGCTGGCCTGGCGCCGCGTCAAAGTCAGCGGTACACATCATGACGGCATCCGGCCGTCCGAGAGCCTTGACTACGGCGTTGAAGTGCTGTGCCCGCTGGACACCTGCGCCGTGTCCGCCGAGCAGGTCCGTAGCTCCCTCCTCGGCGAACAGCACGACGCTGATACCGGCTCCCCTGAGAGCGCTGTTCTCTGACGGAATCAGATTCTTCCCGTTGTGGTCGTTGGCCGGATTCTCGCTGACGTACCGGCCGACGCAGTGAATGCCCGCGCCGCGTACCGCCGAGAGCGGTGGATGACTGAATGCGTAATCGACTACTGTGCTCATTTCCTGGCTTCCCTTTTGCGAACGGTAGCTTGCTCCTGGCCCTTACCTTCCTCACCGAAGACGATGATGTCGGTTCCGCCGGAGCCGCTATAGAGACGTGTGAGGATCTGGAACGCGGCGTCGTCCAGAATGCTGACCCCATCTACGCCCATCCGGCGCAGATGGGTCTCATCCTTGTCGACGTCCAGTCGCAATTCCGAGTCCTCCGGCAGTGCTGCGTGGAATTCTCTCAGCACATTGTGAAGCTGGCTTCCGAGTGACATTCCCTTTCTCCTGTCCTCGTGGGGCTATCCCTCACCCCGAATTGTAACTCTATTCTCAGTTCCACAACGGAACAGTTGCGTGGCAGTCAAGCCTGCCCGATGCGACGGCCGCACCGTATACCTGGATAGAGCCGTCTGGCTCGAATTCGATAGCACATCCCTCAGTCCGGTTGCTAGCACCGTCCAGCCCCTGTAGTGACGTATAGGCCACAATACGACGTGGAGCCGCAACAAGGTAATTACCCGAAAGCGAGCCTGCGTTCCATATATTGGTTCCGTCAGTAGTGGTACCGCAAATCAGATCCCGGAACACAATCTGAAGATCGCCATCACCATTTAGCCGGTACTTAGCTGTCTGGCCAACAGACCATCCGTTCGCCATCGACGGCATGTTCTGTGGAGTGCTGGTAGGAAGCGCACCAAGACGTTCATCCACTAGGGTGACCAATGCGCCCGTAGACCTGCTAGTCCAGTGACAGATCGGGATGTCGAAGTTGCCGGTGGTTGTCTGAACGAGCGCGGGTATGGTCGGTGACCCTGACGGCGTGCCCTGGATGATGACAGGCTGAAGGAACGCCGCAGCCGTACCGGCCGTGCGATTCAGCCGCATCACTAGCCGGTCAATCCTGTCCTGCCCAGATGCAGCTGCGATGGCCGTCGACACCGTCGCGTCACAGGACCAGAGCACACCTTTGATGACGCAGGATCCAGCCGCCATGTCGAGCGTCCTAGCACCAGTATTCAGAGTCGGGGCAAGGCTACCCGTCAGTGCCAGGTTGACGCCATCCCCAATCCCCACGGCCTGGAATAGAAGCTCCCAGTCCGATTGCGCCGTCAGCTGGGTGAAGGGAGAAGGACGCCCATTCGTAATAGTCACGGATTATCCTCTCTGCGCATTCAGCCGACGCTCAAGTCGGCGAACCCTATTGAGCAGCTGTGCTGCGAAGCCGGGATCAAGCGCTCCCGGATCACTAGAATACCCTATCTGCGGAACAACCGTAATAGCAGGCGTCTGAGCTGGATCAACATTGAGCGTAGCCGAAGAGACGAGATCCTGGTATATATCTCCAGGCCTAGTCTCTACCGCCACCTTATCGCCTAGCCAGTAATCCTGCCCGAACGTCATGCTCGGAATGTCGGTAAAGGCCGTGACGAGCGACGGCTGGGCGGCACCCTGATTGAGCGCATCATTCCCAGCCTGGTTGACGTTCCCGATCTGGGTCTGGCCCGACTGATCCACGAACACCTCGGTCCGGCCCCACTGATCAGAGGTCACGGAGTAGGAAGTGAAGTTATTCCCGCTCACTGCGCTTCTCGCAAACGCAATTGTGCACGTCGGATCAGTCAGCGCTACCGCTACCGAGGTCATGTTCCCGATAGACTCACTGAACGATACGCTCTGCGTCAGGTCACGCGGGACATAGCAGTCGAATGACAGACGCTGCCCATTCCGAGTAAGGCTCACGCCCATCGGTCCGCCCGTGCCAATCATCTGGCGAATGATATCCATCAGGTTGAGATCAGCACTCTGTACGAATGCCACATCACGAGTAACCGTGCCGCCACGGCCCTGGGTGGGCACGATATCCATGAGGGTGATCCGCCGACCCGATTGTCCGGCGGGTCCACCATTGTCGTTTATCAGATTCTTGATGCACGTTTCACACGGCCCGGTATATGTCGTCTTGCCGCCAGACGTCTGGCTCGCCCAGCCCGATCCGGGCGTCGGGAATGCTATCCGATTAGCGATCATCGCTAGGTAATCCCCGCCCGAGAGATTCAGCTGCTCCCCCGAGCCTACTGCACCTCCGCCCGAGCCGGGAACACTATTAGAGTAACCGGGCGTCTCGACCTTGCCTCCGAACTCAAATAGGCCACGCCAGTTGATCACCATGATGGTGGTACCGCTACGAACCTGCTGCCAGACGTTATCGTCGTAAGGCATAGTGATCTGCCAGTTACCGACCATGTTGTAGAACAGCTGTGCACTCAGCGTCGTGAAGTTGATCGGCATGAGCAGGTTCAGACTACCGTCATAAAGCTCAGCCGTTACCGGCGGAGGAACAACAGGTGGTGGGAAGCTGGTCGGTGGAGAGGACTGAACATTCATGATGAACGTTGCAGTTGCCGTGGCTCCGACATGATCGGTAGCTATGACGTTGAACGAGTATGCGGTCGGCTGACTCCCGGGCGGACCAGCGGCCGAATTGTCCGGCGTACCTGACAGGGTACCGGCCGGAATCTTCGGCAGGAACGCATAGGCGACCGCGCGCCATATCGCGGAAGTAATCGTCAGCGAGCTAGTCTGCGCAGTACCTCCACCAGTAGTCGGCTGCTCATAAGCTGCCACCGAATACGGGTTGACGCCAGTCTGGTAAGTACCCAGCGAGGTGAATCCGGTAGAGCCGAAGGTAGGCGCACCACCGCCATTCGCCGTACCGAATAGGGCGAGAATCGTATCGCCATTAGCAGTCGGAGTAATGCTTACCGACGGCGCGGTGTTAGTCGCGGTCGCAACCGAGGAGATCACATCGAGCGCGCCAACACTCGGTACATCAATTCCGTAGAACTCACAGTTGCCGGCTACGGCCGCAGTGGTGAAGGTCAGCGTGTCCGGCGTGCCCGATGTCGTCAGCGCCGCAGTAGGCGTCCCGCCTGCTCCGCCCGTGGCACCGGGAGAGCGGAATACGTACAGCGCCGGTACTGATCCTGCAGATGATATGTCCTGCGTGTATACGTTTCCCTTGCTGTCGGTACATGCCGTCACCGTACACGTGGTCGAGTTAACCACCACATGCGCAATGAGGGTATCCCCGGCACCGGTAGCAGTAGCAACCGGCAGCACACGTGATGTCCCCGAGCCGGTTACGAGAGCCTGTCCGAACGTATACGGTGCAGGTACGGAGACAGCCAGGCTTAGGCCAGTAGGCAGCTGCGTAGACGTATCTAGGGCATAGGAGATAGGCGACGCCCCACCGGATACAAACCCAGCCAGACTCTGGGAATAGGGCACGCCAACATTCGCGGCCGGAAGTACGCCACCAGCAAACGAGAATACCGACACGGTCGTAATCGGCAGGGTAATCGTCGCAGTATTGCTAGCTGCGTCGGTTACCTTCCAGGTGATGCTATAGGTAGCCGGGCTGCCGGCAACCGTACCGGATATCGCGCCCGAGCTAGCGAGTGAAAGACCGGAGCCAGTCAGAGAGCCGGTCTGGATACTCCAGGTATACGGAAGCGTTCCGCCCGTGGCGGCAAGAGACGCCGAATACGACTGGCCAATCGCACCATTGGGCAGACTGCCCGTAGTGATCGTCAGCGTACCTCCGCCCGCGCCGGATGGGTCCAGCGCATCGTACATGGCGTCATACGCCGTGACGACCTGGGCGTCGGTCGTGGTATCAATCGTATTACCGACACCGTTAGCATACCAGTAAATCGGCAGCAGCTGATTAGTCGGCATAAGGGCTGCGAGCGGGACAACGACCATATCGTGCAGCCAGTTGGCGAAGTTGCTCGGGTTGCTCGTTAGTGGCCGAGGCGTTCCGTTAGTTCCGCCTGTCTCACCGATACCCACATTCTGCTTTGGAGACTGAGCGTTGCAGTTAGTGATGGTATCGGCTAGCGTCTTGGTGTACGGCTGGCCTGCCGGATAATTGATCGAGCAGTCCGTCATGTAGAAGTCGACCGAGACGCCGGTACATAGCATCCGGCCGTCGGCCTGCTTCCTCGGCGGAATGAACGATATGGCTGTTGTCGGACTGGGGAGCGCGGAGTTGAAGAAGCACTGTAGCCCGGCCTTGATAAAGGTCGGTGCATAGAAAGCGAAATACTGCTGGTAGTTAGTAACACAGGACGTGCTCGTCGCGCCAGGCGCATACGGTGATCCAGCCTCATTTCCGAATGGGCCGTTAACACCGTTCAGATTCGCCTCATTCCAGAGACACGTATGCGGCGCTACGCCGTTGTTCTTCCAGTAGATGATCATCGCCCGGATGAGTGGGATATCGGCAGCCTTACCTCCGCCCACTGCTCTGGTCGCCTTGACCGATACCAAACACTGAATACCGGCCTGCGTCTCAGAGACAACACCCTGATACTGATTAGCCTGCGACTCGTACAGGCCTTCACCTAGGTAGCGCTTACAGCCCTGGTTTGCCGTCTTGCGCCCGACAATTGAGTCAAATCGGTCCTTGGCTTTCTGATCGGTGTTCGGCGAAAGCTCGCCGGGATACGCACCCTTCCAGACTGACGCTCCAACAATAGCTCGCCCATTGCTCGGGTTAACGCCGTTCCAGAGAACCAGGCTCTTCTTCACCGGCAGGATGATCATGTTCCAGGAAGCCGAGGCACCGAGCGTCCCGCTAGCTGTCAGCGTACCCGAGCCGGTATTCACTCGGTACGCCACAGAGACCAGGGAGTTGGCCCCAACCGTAACGTCGGTGGCTAGCGGAATCCAGTTAGCTCCCCAGGTGAAGCTGACTCCGGCATTCTGATAGGCGACGGCTGCAAACTCCACATCGCCCGATGCCGTAGGCGTACCCGAGGTGACCGAGGGAGCCGTTGACGTTCCGGTCGCCTGGGCCTGTGCGGCTGTGTCAATCGCACCGAGCCCCTGGCATCCGATTATGACCCACTGTTTCGCCTGCCCAGTACCTGAGTAGGCTACGTCGATAGTATCGGCCGTAAATCCCGGCCCGGTCGCATCAAGGCCGTTCGCACCGGCCACCACCGACCACGCCGATAGCGAGGGCGACGTGGCATTCCCTAGAGCCTTGACAAACGTGTCACCACGACTGGTGGTTATGCCCGTAGGCTGGGCGCCACCCGTCCCACCGAATGCCATGAGGAGGTCGCCCGGTAGGGCCGGCCAGCCGTCAGTTGAATCCTGGGCCACGCCGGTAGTCAGGACAAGGTCTGTCCCTCCGGTGTTAGCTGCTGCGTCGGATACGACATATGGCAGAATATCCATTACGGTCTCAGCCACCTTCGCGTGTACTGCAACTGAATCGCCGAGCTACTAGTCGCACCCGACATCTGGAGCGATATCTGATTCGTTCCCCGAACCAATGGCCAGAGGTCCCTGGGGCTATTCTTCACAATCTGGCCCCACATATTCGCCCCATTGGAGACATCGATCGCGTACTGATTGCCCGGCACCGTACTCACCTGAACCTGCTGGCCAGAGGTCAGTGTCGAGAAGAAGCTGAACTGAAATCCGGTAGTGAGATTCTGAACAGTCGGGATACCCGGACCAGTAAACGTCCATATCGGATAGGTATCCGCGCCACCGTCATTGAGCAGGGTCTGTGACCCGAACACCGTACTAGGCGTCAGGTTGATTGGCAGCAGCGGGAGGATCCCGGTTACGCCAGCCACAGTCAGGCTGTACTGAAGATTCGTAGGATACTGATCATACCAGTATGGGTCAGGAGTATTCAGCGTCAGCAAATAGGTAGAGAACGCTACACCCTCATCAACAGCTGACTCAACTCCGCCGGTCACATACACAGCGATCTGTCTGGTACTGCCATCCTGCCTCTGGATAGCCAGATAGCCCGGTGCCGGAGATCCGGCCCTTTCGGTCCGGAATGAATACGCAAATGAGTCAAGCAATTCCATATAGGCGTTGACGTCGCCCAGTGACTCCAGGTACATACCCATGGCAATCTGGCCGGGCTGCGATATGATCATCTGCGGTGTCGCTCCGCCAGTCACCATCGGGATGGAGGAGAAATTGACGGGCACGCCCGAGATGCCGGCAATGCTAGTGCATATATAGCCATTGGGCAGCGTCAGGTCAGTAAGAGGCCAGACAATACCGTCGGGATCAATATAGACAATCTGCGGCGGAGGAATACTATCGCGTGGAGGATTCGAGCCGGTTGGCGGCTGCGTCATAACGGTCATTAGATCCTCCTACCTGCACGCTGCGACAATCCCCTGTGTACGTCAACGACCCGCATAGCGTGTCCCACCTCAGCGCCGAATGCCCTATAGCTCATACCATCGAAATGCAAATGATACGTCGGTCCGCCGAGGCCGTGCTTCATATCGTCATGCGTTAGCACGTACTCGGGGTGCCCCGAGGTGTTGATTCCGATCGTGTTGTTCGGCCACCAGCCGCCATCGTCGTAACCGTGACCGTGCCCGAGCACGCTCGTCCAGCCTGCACCATAACGCCCGACAGCGTAGTGCAGGCCGGCATAGATGTTCGCTAGCGGATTCACGCTAACGCCATACAGATACGGTCCGAGACCACGGAACGGTCCGGCATTGGCGGCAAACGTCGGGCCAATCACCTGCATCAGCCCAACAGAAGGAGTACCGGCCGCCCAGTTGCTGTCCCACTTATTCACCACGAGTGGGTCACCGCCAGACTCTGTCTGCATCTGGGCCAGGGCGACCCCGAGATCTCCAGCCGGTTGTCCGAGCATCCTAAGTACCTGAAGGACAATACCGGCGTACTTCTGAACGCCACTGCCGCCACCAACGTGACTGACGAGAGAGCCGATAGTCTTAATAACGAAATGCACAGCATCGGAGACGATTGTCTTAGGGATCCCAATCATCATCTTTGCTAGGTCACCGGCAGCTGGCGTATGGAATAGATCTGCGAAGGCATTAGCGGCAGCCGTCGCATTGCCGGACATTAGCGCCAGCAGAATCTTGCCACCGTCAACGGCACCATGGAACAGCTTGCCCAGGAATCCGAACGGATTGTCAAAGCCTTTAATCTGAGGCATACCAAGCTCGGCAGCCCGGCCAACAGGAACGCCACCTGCCTGATAACCGGGCACTCCCACAGCCCGGAAGACATCGGCCAGCAGACTTGAGTGCTCCTTGCTAACGACTGTCTCTCCGCGCTCCACAAGTGCCGGCACGATATCGCCACCACCCCAGCCCGGTACCCGGCCACCGGAGGCGAAATGCACAATCGGAAGCTTCGGCCCGTGGATGGCGCCCATTACATCATTCCACAGCCGGGCGATACCGTTGTCGTATACGGTATTCACCAGGAATCTGACCGGCGTCGAGAAGATGTCCTCAATGGTATGCCAGGTCTTCTTGATCGCTCCGACGGCAGTTGTGAATGCATTCGGGATCGTCCTGGTGACGAAATTGGCTAGCGGAGAGAAGATGTTGTCGTGTATGAAATGCCAAACCGTAAGTACGGCGTTCTTCAGGTCATTCCAGGCCTGCTTGCCGGCGTTGAAGAAAGTACGAAATGCATTAGGGATCGTCTTGGTGAAGAAGTTGACTATCGGTGCGACAATCTGATCATGGATGAAATGCCATACTGCTAGCGCCACACCCTTGATTACGTTCCAGGCATCACGCCAGTGGTCTCGGACGAACTCAATGACCTTACGGATAAGCGTCAGGCCGGGAATCAAGAACTGGCCCCAGCCGTGTGTCAGGAACTTCCATGCATCCTGCGCCCAGTTCTTGATATCCTGCCAGATCTGCTTCCAGTGCTTGGCGAAGAAGCCGACGACAAGCGCCACCAGAAGAATCGCCGCAATGATACCACCGAGCCCTGTCGGGCCGGCAACGATAACGATGATCGCTAGTACGGCAATCATGACTGGGATAAGCAGATGGTTCTTATTGATCCACTCCAGAACGGCAGCCGCAATGCCGGCCAGGATGACTAGGCCGGGCGCAAGAGCCTGAATGAACTGGATGATGAATGGAATCAGAAGCTTGAGAACCCTGATCCCGGAAGGAAGCAGCTGAACGAATAGCTGTGCCAGTGCCTTCAGCAAATTGACAAGCTGTGGCCCCAGGATCTTCCCGGCCTGATCTCCGAACTGGGCAAACTGATCTGCTAGCTGCTGGAAAGACTTGCTCTGAATCCACTTATCAAATGGCTTCAAGAAGTTAATCAGAATACTGGCGCCAACATGAGCGAATATTCCAAGAGTGGGCATCAGGTGCTTGAGTACGCCTGCCCCGAGCTTAACGATGTTATCAACTACCGGCGCAAGCTCCTTCACGACATCATGGAATGCAGACTTGATTTCGTGAATAGCCGGAATGAGCTGGCGCTCCTGCGGCGTCAGGTTTCCGAGCGCGGTCTTCCGCGCCGTGCCAACCTTGGACATGGCGTCATGGACCTTGGTCAGCTCAGGAACAGCAACGGCTGCAAATGCCCCGAGACCTAGGCCAGCCGCACCCAGTGGTCCTACCCCGGCAAGGAGCCCAGAGCCCAGGCTCGCTAGGCCACCGCCAACCACGCCACCCAGCGCCAGATTGCCCAGCCCGGCCTTGAGCTTTGCCCCGATACCGGCTGCCATTGACCGTAGGCTGTCATTGTCGACGTGCAGCCTGACACGCCAGGATTTCGCCTCGGTCTCTAGCTTTGCCTTCTTAATCTCTTCCTTAGCACTGGTGGTATCGGCATGAACGTCAACGTTGAATCCGTGGCGGAGATCCTCCTTGACCTTCTCCGCATAGATCCGTACTGCCTCCTGCATCTGTCGGCCGATGGCACGGCCTATCTCATCGCCAATACGGTCTGATCCAGGCACAACCTGCTCACGCAGCTTGTTGTGGAAATCCTTAGCGTCAGGAACAACGCCTACGGAAACTGAGCCTACGAATATTTCAGCCACGGCCAGTCAGCCTTCTGTATTCCTGCATGGCGATATCGTCAGGGAGTCCGCGGAGCCTGGGGTCAATCTCCTTGATCTCCTCAATGCTCATGGTACGTCTTCTTGACCTCGCGCCTACTCCCGGTCTCCGGATTGGCTCTGGCTTCGGCACCTTGCCCTTGCTATTCGCCTGGGCGGTAATCCAGGTCAGCGTATTCACGCTGTCCACTACCTGGGCCAGTAGCAGGTCTGTAGAGGACCACGGAGCTAGGGCACCGTCGCCACTATGCTCGGCAACCTCGTCCTGCTCGGCGTTATTCCTGATGGCCGTAGTCGTAGCACTCTCCGTAGGGAGGTGATTGACCAATACCAGGAATCGTCGCCAGCCAAGACTCGAGCCTCTGATGAATAGGTCGCCCAGGCTAACGCCGTAGTACCTCTGTAGGTCTGCCTCTATCTCTTCCGGCCACCGTTCGAGGATCCAGCACGCCTGCGCGACTTTCCCCGATTCATGCGAGCCTGTCGCATGACCTCCCTTGCTATTGCCTCCATCTGGTAATTGCGGAGGTCAGCCTTGAGGAAAGCCTCAAGCTCGTCTTGGTCCTCGATAACGGCCGCAGCCCAGTTCTGCCAGTCAGCGGTATTCAGAGCCGTCATAGCCGAAGATGACCAGTCATTGACGTGGATGATACTGACTACCACGCCTCCGACCTTTACCTTGATTGGCTTTCCGACATGCTCCCGGCGAAGCGATTCGTCGAGGTCATCGAGATCAATGTCAATTGCCTCGATCTCTTCCCCGGCGTCCTGGTGCTCTGGGTCATCCTTGATACGGGTGACCGCATCCTTGCCTGTCATGACGGTCTCCCGATCAGGTGAAGTACCCGGCAATGGTAACGCCAGAGCCGGTGAAGTTGATGTAGCGCTTGGCCACTCCGGTCACTCCGCCACCGGCCTGGTTGATGGTACCGGGGTAGAACGTGACGGTGAACTGAAGGCTCTCGATGTCGGCCTGCTGCTGCTGGTCATCACCGCGCGCCGTCACCTTGACGTTGGGCGCGAAAAGACGCTGCTTCTTGGTACCGTCAATGGCGTCGAACACCATGGCGTAACGATTGTCGGCCGGAGGATCGGGGATGATGTAGCTAGCGATGAGCGTAGCTGTTGCCGGCTTCAGTGGCGAGGACGCAACCGGGAATACCGGCACGTCGTCGTACAGTGCACGGACATAGGGGTTCATCGCCTCAAGCGCAGTGAACTGAGCGCTCTTCTGTCCGCCGGTCAGAATGGTACGGATGGACGAAAGCGTGCCTGCGGCCGCGATGTCCTTGGTGGTCTCATCCAGCTTGAAGATGTAGCCGGAGACGTCCAGCCATCCAAGGCACCTCCAGCTGTTGGCCGGAGTCAGAGTGCTGAGATCCTCGAATCCGACCGGCACAGTTGAGGTAACCGGGCTGGGAATTGCGACGTAGGCGACAACGTCACCCGCTGCGAATAGAGCCGAATTGTTCTTGACTTCTGCAGTTGTCACGCCAATTCCTTCCTATGCGGCGCGAATAAACACCTCGTACGTTGCTCCATATCTCGTGAGCGTCTGGTTCTCCGTAGGCAGCCAGCGAGGACCACTAATCGTCGCAGCCCTCTGAATCACTCCGTTCTGTGTCGCCTTGCTGGCATACGCGACCAATGCTGCCTGTATCGCCCGCGCTACCGACGAGGCTGTCGCCTCAGCTGGATCGTAAACGTCAATGTCAATTACCGGCCTGTCGACAAGCAGGTCACGATTGGCACCGCTGATTCGCTTGACGCGAATTGTGGTACTCGTCACCGTTCCCGGAAGCGAGGTGGAGAATCGGTAGCTAGGGAACGCCGGTACTAGCACAGAAAGCAGCTCAATCTCGGCATCGACGAATGTGATAGTCATATCCGAGTCTCCGTCGCTGCCCGCAGAAGCGTGTGATACGGCTCCCGGCCCTCTGTCCCGAACTCCACAAACTGAGCCTCGGGAGCAAAGTTACTCACAATAGCCTCTACCCGGTCATGCTTTGCACCGCCACGCTTATGCGAGCGGGTAACGAAACTAGCGCGATACCGGCCACGGTGCGGGTCATTAGCTGGGCCGACCGGAGAAATGGCCACAGCACGGAGCTCGATCAGCCGTGCGACCTCCGTCATAGCGAAGAGGAGGTTATCAGAATTGAGGAACTCTCCAAAGCCCTTATGGTCTGGCGTATAGCTGCTCATACCGTGCTCCCGGTAACGAGCCGCCCACGTGTCTCCACGAATGACGTAATCCCGGTCCAGGGTGACTGATCGAAATTGGGGCTGCCCTGAACCTCGTACCAGTTACCGTCCGGCAGAAGCATGGCATCCGTAGCCCGGACGTCTGTACCGTCCGGGAACCAGACCGTGACGTCCGAGGCAACCATCTCAGTACCGGCCACGACCTCAGTACCGCCACCCTGTGCGATAGCGCAGTTGTCTATGACCTCGTCTGTGTGGCCGTACACATCGTTGTGGCGTGCATCCTGCCCGGTCACGGTACGGTGCCGGAGCGTTACCGTCTGGCCATGAGGGAGCTTCAGGAGGGGCATCAGCCACTCCCTAGCGCGATCGTGCCTCGCTTACCCGCCCGGAAGTCATCAAGCTCGCTCAGGTCGGCGCTCTTCAGTGCAGCGACCACGCCTC